TAAACCATCTGTTGGTCATTGTTATCGAAGTTTTCCAGGTGGTGAGTATAATTCCCCTCTTTCGATAGTAGGTTCATGTATGGGTTTGATTATATCAGAAACAGCAGAACCTCACATTTTGGGTTTCCATATAGGAGGGATTGAAACACAAGGACATGGAGTTTGTCAAACCATAACTCTTGGAAAACTCAATGCAGCATTGGAGAGATTGGCAAAACAGCCTGGCGTGCATATTCCTGCTCAACCAACAGATTTACCTGAACAATATGGACGCATTATTATTGAAACAGAGCGCATTTATCCACATTGTAAAGCAGCAAATCTTGAGTCAGGTGACTTTATTGATGTTTTGGGGAGTACTCGTTTACGAACGCAACAAAGATCAGAGGTGGTTAAATCAGAGTTGTCACCTCATATTGAAGAAGTTTGTGGTATTGAAAACAAATGGGGACCTCCTAAGTTTGATCCAAATTGGAAAGCATTTAATGCAACGCTTGTACATATGGTGGATGCTCCATCAATGTTTAAACCAGCTGATGTTGAGAAAGCTCGAGAAGATTGGATAAAACCATTGAGAGAGTTGGCAAAAGAAACTTCAATCACTTCATTGACATTCAGTGAAGCTATAATAGGCGTTGAGGGAAAGACGTTTTTGGATCCACTACCTATGAGTACAGGAATGGGATTTCCTTTGTACAAGAAGAAACGATCATTTTTTGAAGATGTAGTTGTTAACCACAAGCTTGTGGATCGAATTCCGGACCAATCAGTCCAACAGGAGTTTGACAGAATGATGTCTTGTTGGCAGAAAGGTGAGAGAGCATATCCAGTATGTGCTGCTACACTTAAAGATGAACCTACGAAGCTTACTTCAGACAAGGTGCGTGTTTTTCAAGCCGCACCAGTAGCGCTGAGTATAGCTATAAGGAAATATTTTTTACCCATTTCTCGTTTCATATGTCAAAATTCCATGTTATCAGAGTGTGCAGTCGGATTGAACAGTTTCTCAACAGATTGGGAGGAAATGATGTCTCATGCGTATAAGTATGATGATAAGGAGGTTTTAGGTTGGGACTATTCGAAGTATGATGTTCGGATGTCAGCCCAAGTGACTTTGGCAGCCTGGAGATGTTTAATAGATTTAGCTGAAGCAGCAAGATATTCAGATGATGATTTACATATAATGAGGATGATGATATTCGATATCATTCATCCACTTGTAGATTATAATGGAGTTTTGTTAATGGCTTTTAACATGAACACTTCAGGCAACAATATGACAGTGATTATTAATAGTATTGTGGGATCAATCTATTTAAGACTTGGTATTTTTCATGCCCTACCAGAAGTAGCAAACAGCAGAGATGTATGTGCTGCTTTAACGTATGGAGATGATTTTACTGGATCAATCAAGCCTGTCTACCGGAAACGTTTTAATTTTATGGTGTATCAACATTTTTTGGCTCTTCATGGAGTAAAAATCACACTGCCAGACAAAAGTACTCATAGTGTGGAGTTCTTGAAGATTGAGGATGTTGATTTTTTGAAAAGGAAATCAAAATTTATACCTGAGATTGGACACAAAATAGGGTGTTTGGATGAGATGTCTATTTTTAAATCTCTCCATTGTAATGTGAAATCCCGAAGCGTCAC